ACATGACGTCATATAAAGTTATTACTACGATGCATAAAGCTGGTTACGAGCAATATGGTCGTAAAATGATTGAATCATGGCATCAGTATTGGCCTCATTATATGACTCTTGAGGTTTACGTCGAAGGATTTAAACCTTGGCATGGCGAACATGCAATGCATAATGTCAAGATTATTGACTTACATGAAGTAAGTCCTGAGCTTGTAGCATTCAAAGAGCGCCACGGTGATAGAGAGGATCAAAAAGACCCTCTTGCTTTGGCACGTGGCGCTGTTCGCTTTTCTCATAAATCATTCGCAGTTATTCATGCATGTATGAATACAACTGATCATACGGTTATCTGGTTAGATGCTGATACAGTAACTCATAGTGTAGTTACAAGTAGCTTCTTAGACCAGCTGTTACCAGATGGTCATTATACGTCATATCTCGGCCGTCAGAATAATTATACTGAATGCGGCTTTGTAATGTATGATACTACGAATCGATTTAATGAACAATTTATGATGATGTGGAAGTCATTGTATGTTACTGATGAGCTGTTTAAGCTCCCTCAGTGGCATGATTGTATGGCTTATGATGCAGTGCGGTTGCATCTTGAAGAGCAGGGTATGAAATCTCATAACCTTACACCTGAAGGTAAGAACTATGACCATGTGTTTATTAACTCACCTTTAGGTACTGTTATGGATCACTTAAAAGGTCCTCGTAAAGAAAAAGGTAAGTCTAGTACTTCTGACTTATATGATAATCGCGCTCAGTCAAGTGGGTATGAATATTATGGGTAGTACTTTAACCTTTCATGGAAGAACACGAGAACAAGCTGAATGGGTTTTAATGACTTATGTTGGTCGTGAAGACTATGAGAACAATGGTTCAGTACAACAATGGATCAAAGATTCGTTTGACTTTTTAAAGGCCCTAGATGAAGATCGTAAATGGGATGAAGCAGTGGAGAGCAAGTTTGGACAAGAAGCCTGATAATCGTAAAAGCACCTTTATGGGTGTAGAATATTACACTGGTGTTGGTTTCTCTAGCAGACCAAATCAAAAAGATGACTGGGGGCGGGATATGCCTATGCATCCTGCTTTGAGGTGGGATGAAGAAACGCAAAAAGTTATCCCTCTCCACTAAAGTGTGGATATGGGTTATCACTATAGACATTATAGTAATAACTTTTTCTGTTTTTCTTGGATATTTTATCGTATTTGAGTTGATTTAATTACAAGAAGTTCCTATATTAATATTATTGAGAGTGATGAAAGGATTTTGTAATGGCTCATAATGTAGAAACGATGGCTTATGCTGGTGAAGTACCTTGGCATGGCCTTGGTGTTAAAGTTATTGATGACTTGACTCCAGAACAAATGATGCAGAAAGCTGGTCTGGATTGGACTGTATCTAAGCAGCCTCTGCTGTATCGTCATGAAGGCGATATTCATAACGTACCTGGTCAAGAAGTTCTTGTACGCGATTCTGATAGTAAGGTCCTTACTGTTGTAGGTAAAGGATGGGAACCTGTTCAGAATCATGAAGCGTTTGAGTTCTTTAATGACTTCGTAATGAACGGTGATATGAAAATGCATACTGCTGGTTCATTGCAAGATGGTAAGTTGACTTGGGCTTTAGCTAAAGTTAACGATGGTTTTGAGCTCCTGAATGGGGATGTGGTTGAGAGCTATTTGATGTTCTCTAATCCTCATAAGTTCGGTTCATCTATTACCGTCTCATTTACCCCCATTCGCGTTGTATGTAACAATACTCTTAACATGGCGCTGCAAGGCGCTAATGGTAAAGGTGTTCGTGTAACGCATCGTAAGCAATTCAATGCAGATGAAGTTAAGCAGCTGCTTGGTATTGCTACACAGCAACTGACTGATTATAAAGACGTTGCTACCTATCTCACCGAGAAGCGCTTTACTGAAGAAACGATTACTAATTACATTAAGGAAGTATTCCCTAATACTAACCCTAATGCTAAAGACGCTGATTCAGTATCTCGTACTGCTAAGACTGTTCTCGAGCTTGTTGAGACTCAGCCAGGTGCAGAGTTTGGACGTGGTTCTTGGTGGCAGGCTTTCAATGCTGTAACTTATGCAACTGATCATGTTGTTGGTCGCGGCAATGATAGTCGTCTTGCTTCTGCTTGGTTTGGTGTTAATCAAACTCGTAAGCTGAAAGCTCTTGATCTTGCTAAAAAATACGCCGAGGCAGCATAATGCCTTGGCCTCGCAAGAATCGTCCGCGTAAAGGACGCCGTAAACTTGGAAGTACTAAACGCAACAATAGAAGGAAGCGTTAAAATGAGTGATCATGATCTCAAATTGCCTAATGTAACTTTTCATACTCGTGTACGAGATGAAAGCATTGGTGGGGATAACCCCTTTCGTTGGCAAGATGTAACTAGTGAAGAGATGTGGGGCGAAGGACGCCACATTATTTTCTCTCTTCCTGGCGCATTTACTCCAACATGTTCAACGTATCAGCTGCCTGGCTTTGAAGAGAAAGCAGCAGACGGTACTTGGGCTAAGTTTAATATTGATTCAGTTTCTGTAATCTCAGTCAATGATTCGTTTGTAATGAATTGCTGGGCCCGAGATCAAAAGCTGGAACATGTTAAAGTTGTACCTGATGGTTCAGGTATCTTTACCCGTCGTATGGGTATGCTGGTTGATAAAGATAATCTTGGCTTTGGATATCGTTCATGGCGCTATGCTATGATTGTTAATAACGGTGAAGTTGAGGTTATGTTCGTTGAACCAGGTCTAGAGGATAATCATCCTGATGATCCTTATGTAAATACTACTCCAGAGAACGTTCTGGATTGGTTGGAAAATAACTAGAGGTTAAAATGTCTGAAGTAAAAGATTTCAAACTCGCTCTCTGGAAGCTGAAAAAAGGCTTTGAAGAGGTTTCTTTCTCTGAATCTGATTATAAGTACTATCGTCAGTTGCACAATGTGCCTGCTGATCACACGGTAGCAATTGTAAACCCAGATGGTTCAATTAGAAACTTTGAAGATGAAATCTATAAATCTGCCTGATCTTGCTGAGTTCGTCGATGTAAAAGACGAATACAGAAACCAAAGATTTTATGATGAAACGCTTCGCTTAATGCGTAATGCGTTCTATGATAAAAAGCATGATACATTCATATCGCATATGCATTCAGTAATGTCTATGTCGTATGAAGATAATGCTCAGACTCCAGGTGAGAAAGCTGCAGGCCAAAAATGGCTTGAGCGTGTCTCTCACTTCTTTAACTTTTATACCCAATGGAAGCGTCCAGACTATTCTGTTAAAGAATTGTCATCAGGATTGTACTTGACAAATACCGATACGTCCTATTTGTACAATCTATTTCAAGACAATGTTACCAGGCTCTTAGAACAGAAAGACTGGACGCCTCCACCAGGTACTTTTGATAGAGGTCAGCAATTAGATGATAGAGCTAAAGCTTTAGTTCAAGATCTATTTGAAGACCTCAATATTATCGATATAGCGTCTAACTATAACAGACGCAAATTATCTGTTGCTAATGTATTCTTACACGTAGCAACTCCTTCAGATCAGAACTGGAAGCAGTTTTTCTATGACTGCCCCACAACTACCAAATATACAAATGCGCATATAGATCCAAAAGAAGACGTCATTAAGGCGATGATCTATTTAAACGACGTTAGTGAAGTTAACGGTGCGTTCAGGTATTGGGAAGGTTCTAATCAAATTCAATTAGACCCTCTACAGAATATTTTCGGTAGAGCTATCACAACAGGTTCTTATTGTCATAATAAAGAGTCAAGAGCATCAGTCTTTAGACTCCCTAAAGAACTTAGAGTATCACATAACTTTGGTAGATGTGTAGCAACTGGCTCTGAGTTAGAAAAAGAGCTTGAAGAAAATGAAACCATTGTAGAAAATAATAACGTTATGGTATTCGATCCAGGCGCAGGTATTCATCAAGGTGGAATCTGCAAACAAGGTACTCGAATCGCGTTACAGGTATTGATGAAATAATGCAATTATCACAAGAAGTATTACAAAGAAGAGTATTTAATCAGCAAGTTTATGATCTTCATAGCACTGAATTTATGCTAAGTCAAACAGGTCAATTTATTGATCCATTTAAGAATGTTGTAGATGTTGGAGCCGCTGTAGGAATGTATACTACATATTGGGCTCAAAGATGTGCACGTGTCTTTTCATTTGAGGCTGTCCCTGCTGTCTATGAACAGCTCTGCAAAGTTAAAGATAGGTTTGAGAACGTTAATACATTTAATCTAGCTGTATCTGATTATGAAGGCTCAGCAACGTTTTATGTAGATGACAAACGTCTATCTAATAGTTCTTTTCGTGACTTAGTAGGAGGTAAACCTATTGTAGTAAACGTTACCTGTCTTGATATGATGAATATTCCTGATATCGGTTTTATTAAGATTGACGTTGAAGGTCATGAGCTGGATGTTCTTAAAGGAGCAGAAGAAGTACTTGCTAATGATAGACCTGTTTGTATGATTGAAGTTTATCCCGAGTTTAATAATGGTCCTGTAGATGACACCTTTAAGTTTATGCTTGATCGAAAATACGATATATTCTATAACGTAAGAGGTGAAGGGCTTCAGAAATGCGATAGTTTAGAGCGCGCTATCGAAGTAGCTCATGATCCAGTATTAATTCGTCAGCATGACGGTGACTTTTTGTTTGTTCCAAAGGAAAGAAACTTTGACCACACTGCTTAACATTCCTGATTTTTTAGATCGTAGACCTAAGAAAGATAAAACTAAATCTAAAAAGAAGAAACCAGTAAAGAAAAAAGATGGCGATTTATCTAAAAAATAGTATGTTCGTTCATATACCTAAATGCGGCGGCAGATGGGTAAAGAATATGATTGAAGCGCATGTACCTGATTATTCATATTCAGGTGATCCTATCTATGACGCGCATGACTCTCCAGATGAGAAAGGAACAACTCCTTTTTGCTTTGTAAGAGAACCTGCAACGTTTGCGCATTCTTTATGGCATCATAGAGCAAAGAAGAAAGCAAATAAGTTTGGTCATAAGTTTAACTGGCAGGAATATATTCGTTTAGAGAAAGAATGTCAATCAGAAGATTATCTAACCTTTATGAATAATGTAGCTGAGAATAAGAACGCGGTAACAGATTATTACTTACATTACATTGGACGTTATGATAGAATTCGTATTGGCCGAATGGAACATTTAGCATATGACTTTATTAGCTTTCTTAAGCTAGGTAATGAAGACTATAATGAAGAAGCTATTAATGCAGCTGCACAATCAAAGATTGGTGTAGGAACTCTTACTAACGATCTTCCTGGCGATCTTCGCGCGCGCATTAATTATGCTAATGAAGAGTTTTGTGCTAAAATGGGCTATCTTAACTTGAATGACTTTTAATCCTCCACATATTTTTAGAACTGATTGGGGTTTTGATATAGACTGGAACTTTGAAGTAATTAGAGACGAAGTTCTTTCGAGCTTAGAAGATATAAAAGATTATATTTTTATTCCTAGTTTTAATGATTTCTGGTTAAAAGAAACTGTATTAGCTGATCCTGAAAAATATCCTTTTGAATATGCTTCTTTGAAGAATATGGAGAAGGGTGTACGACAGTTATACTTTGTGGGTGAATATTTAGAAGAGAGAACGGGTAATTTTTTTAGTCCTATCTTAGAAGAAAAGCTTCCTAACTTCTATAAAGTTCTTAAATCTATTCCTAAACTTAGATCAGCCCAACTAAATATTCTAGCTCCTGATACCCATATTCAGCCTCATATAGGACCACAAAAAGGGTATTTAAAAGGACACATAGTATTAAAAGCAGAAGATAATTGTAAATTATTTGTTAAAGGTGAGGATGCCCATCCTTATATACTAGAACAAAAAACTGGAGACATTTACTTTTTTGACGATACTCCATTACATTGGGCAGGTAATGCCGGCAGCGATATGAGACACATTGTTATTTTAGATTTTTATCCTAACGAAGCTCAAGAATATAAACCCTTAGAGAACTGGACAGAAGCAAAACATGGCGGACCAAGTAAAAACTATTCGTACTGATAAGATATTTTGTAATACTCTTCCTTACTATCTAGATGTTGTTAAGGAAGATATGCGCCCTATTTACATGCCTGATTTTTCTGTAGACTATTCTCATCCTAAGAGTAGAGTATATCAGGGGCAGTGGGATATGATTATTATGTCCATGTATCACGTTAAGACTAAGTATGCTGAACAATTTAAAAGGACCTATGAGCTGATTATGGATAACGTTCCCGATGTACATTCTATAGCTGTATCAACATTATGGCCAGGAACAGTTATTAAACCTCATGTTGGAATGGATAAAAATTTATACAGAGGTCATCTCTATTTTGATGTTCCTGAAGGGTGTCAGTTTATTACAGATAATGAGACTAGAGATCTTAAAGAAGGTGATTGCTTTTATTTTGATGATAAAGATAAGCACTCTGCAAACAATCTTTCTGATAAACCTAGACATATGATTGCATTTGATTTCTATATTGACCCTTCTCAAAAAAAGACTGAGCTTAGAGATGATATGTTGTCATGGCTAAAAGAAAATGATGCTGGCATTAATAACGCATAAGTACTATATTATAGGTTAAGGAGAACAATAATGGATGTAGTAACACATACGATTCTTGCTTTCGGTACTGTCTTTGGTGCTTATCTTATTGGTTATGCTATGGGCAAAAAACGAGGCGCCATTTTAGGTATGGCTGCAGTTATTGAGTGGGTGCAATCTAAAGCTGGTATTGCACAATGGGATAAGTGGACTGAAGAAGATAATGTTAAGAAAGCTAACTGATAAGTTCGTAGAATGGTGCTACGATAACTTTGTATATGATGAAGTAGTAGAAGTTGATACAGGCAAGCTTATTATGTCTCGCTTTTATCCCTTCCCTACTATCTTTCAAGGAAAGGTTTTGATAAATGTCATTTATGGTGAATATGATCTCTTTCATACGCATATCAGTAGTTTTTTCTCTGTTATTCTGTACGGTGGTTATTCAGAACGTATTTGGAATGGTGGAGAAGATTACACAGAAAGGTCAGTAAACTTCTGGAATAAGAAGAGACATGACGAAGTTCATTTAACTGATCTATATAAAGAGAAGTGTATTAGTCTTCTCTTCTTCGGTCCCTTCAAGACACGACAGTTTAGATATCTTGTTGATGGTAAACTTATCTGGGGACTGAGATATTGGAAACAAAAAGGTTTCAGTAAAGAGGATGTAGAGATTAGACCTCAGCTTCCTCGTAAAAGAAAATTACCTAAGCGCATCGTTGATATGGTGAATGCTTTTCAAGTTAAATTAGATATGGAGAAATAATGGGTAAGAAGAAGTCAGGAACAAATTATACTTCTAAAGGTGAGCGTCCTAACGTGAATAAGAAGATTAGGAATGCAATGCGTGCAGCAACACCTAAAGCACTTAAAGAGCTTCGTAAAGTAGAAGCGTATGCAAAAGGTAAAAATGTAGTTATTACTATCGCTAACCCTAATAAGAATGAGACTAATAAGCCATTTATTAAAGTTAACGGTAGAGATTATTTTAAAGGAGACCTCAGTAGAGGGTTTGACATATGGTCAAAAGGGTAAGTCATATCAGAGTTTTTTCAAAGCCTGATTGTCCTTATTGCGATGCAGCAAAGCGTCTTCTTGATAGCAAAGATCTCTCTTATGAAGAGTTTGTTATTGGGTCAGATGTGCAACGCGAAGATTTTATTAAAAGATTTCCTAATGTAAAAACGGTACCGTTTATTCTCATGGGTAATCGTAAAGTTGGTGGTTATGATAAGTTAGTGGAGCTACTTGGAGATGAAACTTAATATTACAGATGATAATGCAGATGTCGCCCCTGTAGAAGGCGAGTTCTCATTCGGTGAAGTAAACGAGCAAAATGAAAACGCTCGTGGAGGAACAGAGTTAATGATGGAAGGCTTACATAAGCATGTTGATGCTAATCTGCTTAGTAAGTTTCAAATTATTCCATCTAGAGTCAGAAATATCGAAGATGATAAACCTACTATTTACTGGGTACACGACCTTCCATGGGACCCAGAAGTTCAACATCTTAGTGATGGCGGGCATTCAAAGTTTGATAAAATTGTTTATGTCTCTGATTGGCAAAAAGAGCTCTATCAGCTGATTCATAACATCCCTCCCAGTAAAGGTATTGTAGTTAAGAACGCTATTGAGCCTTTCAATCCTACTATGGATCCTAAACCTGATCCTAATGAGCGTATCAATATCATTTATCATACTACTCCTCATCGTGGGTTAGAGCTAGTGCTTCCTATCTATGAAGCATTGTATGAAGAGTATGGTGATAGATTGCATTTAGATGTTTACTCATCGTTCTCAATTTATGGATGGGAACAGCGTGATGAGCCTTATAAACCTTTATTTGAGAATCTTAAGAAGCATCCTGGAGTAACTTATCATGGTGCTAAAACTAATGAAGAGGTTAGAGAAGCACTTGAGAAAGCTCATATATTCCTCTACCCTTCTATCTGGCAAGAAACATCTTGTATTGCAGCTATTGAGGCCTTAGCTGCTGGTTGTGTTGTTGTATGTCCTAACTTAGCTGCTCTTCCTGAGACATGTGCTAACTGGGCATTTATGTATAACTTTAATGAAGATCAGCAA